GTAAAATGGCTAGTTATAAAGATTATAAAAGTATTTCTGCTGCTAAAAAAGCAGGATCTATGTACTATACAGATAAAAATGGAAAGAAAGCACTGGCTGTAACTAAAGAGCAGTTAGATTCTTGGAAGAAAAAGAATAAAGGTAAATTTAAAGGTTCTGCTCTTACTGCTTGGGCTAATGCTAAAGGTAAAGATATTGCAGATAAAAAAGCCCCTGCTACAAAACCTAAAAGAAAACCTTCAACTCCCGGTTCACAACGTCCACCTAAACGTCCTTTAGGTGCACCAACTCTTAGAGAAAGAAACCCAATTAAAACTGAAACTCTTTTACCGGGATCAGATAAAACACTTGAAGATGCACTTAAACAACCTCGTGGTCGTGGAGATGGAGCAAAAGAAACTCTTAAAAGACAGACAGATCCTAAATCTCCTTCTAGATTAAAAGGTCAAGCAGTCATGAAAAAAATTACCCGTAATCAATGGCAAAATATGTCAAAGTCAGAAAGACGAGCTTTAGGTTTACCAGCTACCAAAGTTGCAGCAGTGGCCGGTAAATTAAGGGATGCTAAGTTTAAAGACGGTAAAAGTTTTTAATGCCAGATCTAAGTAAGTCTAAGTTTCATACACAAGGGTACACTATTGCATCTACTTCGGCAGATGCTAGTGCTACCGCTGTGTATACTTGCCCTGCTAACTTTAGTGCTATTACTAGGTATCTACATATAAGTAATAATAATACTGCTACTAAAAAAGTGTATGTACAGTTTTATCATGCTGAAGATAATGAGTATCATTACATAGCTAATGGACTAAGTATGGGAGGACACTCTGTAGTTAATCTAGTTAATGGTGGATACTTTAATCTGCACTCAGGCGATAAGATTATGGTATACGGTGAAACCACTAATACTATGGAAGTAATTGTTTCTGTAGAAGAATACTTTGACCCCAACAGATAATGCATAACGGGGTTGCAATCTTATCTATAGTATGTTATAACTAAATATGTAAAACTACTCCTGCACAAGATAAAAAGGAGTGGTGCTATGTTTAAGAAAATATTTAAAAAGATTCAAGAGAATCAACAACGAAGAGCAGACTATTGGATACTCATGAACTTGAGTGACAAAGAACTGCATGACATGGGGATTAGTCGTGGCGAAATCAGACAAAAAATCTACAGTTAATGCGGCAGGAAATTATACTAAGCCTACTATGCGTAAACGTCTTGTTGCATCCGTTAAAGCTGGCGGCAAAGGTGGAGCACCCGGACAGTGGTCAGCTAGGAAGGCCCAAATGGTTGCAAAGCAATACAAAGCAAAAGGTGGGGGGTATAAGTAGTGAAGGTAGATGCACCTAAAGGCTATCATTGGATGAAGCAAAAAGATGGTAGTTTAAAACTAATGAAACATAAAGATAAGTTTGTACCTCATAAGGGTGCATCACTTACCGCTAACTTTCCTATACAAAAGAAGCACGATGCCAAAAAGTAAAAGTCAAAAGAGTTTAACCAGTTGGACTAAGCAGAAGTGGAGGACCAAGAGTGGTAAGCCATCAACGCAAGGTCCAAAAGCTACAGGTGAGAGATACTTACCTGCTAAAGCTATTAAGTCTCTTACTGCTTCTGAGTATGCCTCTACAACACGAGCCAAACGAGCAGGAACTGCTAAGGGTAAGCAGCATGTGGCTCAACCGAAAAAAGTTAGTGCTAAAGTAAAACCGCATAGGAAAATTAAATGAGTCGTAATTTAACAGAGAAGCAGCAAAAGTTTCTTGATGTTCTTTTTGAAGAAGCTCAAGGTAACTTATCTCAAGCAAGAAAGATGGCTGGGTATGCAGAAACTGTCGCAACCTCAGCTATTGTAAATTCTTTGCAAGATGAAATTGCAAATCTTACTAAACGTTTTATTGCAGCAAGTGCAACTAAAGCTGCTTACTCTATGAAACAAATTATGGATAGCCCAACTGATTTGGGAAATAAAGAAAAAATGGCAGCAGCTAAAGATGTGTTAGATCGTAGTGGATTTAAAGCATCAGATAAAGTAGAAGTAACTGCAGCAAGCCCTTTGTTTATTTTGCCACCTAAAAATGAAGAAGATTGATAAAGTTTGGACACTACCTGCTCCAAAGCCAAACGAAAAGTTTGAGTGGAGAAAAGTAGTAAGAGTAGGTAGATTAGTTCCATTTGGCTATAGACAAGACCCTGACGATTGTGATATACTATTACCTATCTCAGAAGAGCTAGATCTCTTAGAGGAAGGTAAGAAATACCTAAAACAATATAGCTACAGGGATGTAGCTGCTTGGTTAAGTGAAGAATCAGGTAGGTATATATCTCACGTAGGTTTAATGAAGAGAGTTCAAATTGAACGAAAACGTCAGAGAGAAGCTGCAAACCAACGCCAGCTTGCTGAAAAATACAAAAAAGCCCTCGAAAAGGCGAAAAAGCTCGAAGAAGAAAGACTCGGTGGAAAAGAAACCAGAGCCTATTCAGCTTGAGCAAGTAGAAGAATTTAATACAAGAGAAGTTATATTTGAGCCTAACCCCGGTCCACAGACAGAGTTCTTGGCTTCTACTGAACAAGAAGTATTATATGGTGGATCAGCAGGTGGGGGTAAGAGCTACAGTTTAGTAGCTGACCCTGTACGTTATTTAAATAATCCTAATGCTAGAATGCTTTTAGTACGTAGAAGTACTGAGGAACTAAGAGAACTTATCTCTGTATCTAAACAATTATACCCCAAAGCAATTCCCGGTATTAAGTTTATGGAACGAGATAAGACTTGGGTAGCTCCGAGTGGAGCAACACTCTGGATGTCTTACCTTGATCGTGACGATGATGTTATGAGGTATCAAGGTCAGGCATTCAACTGGATCGGTTTTGACGAATTAACGCAATGGCCTACACCCTATCCTTGGAATTACATGAGGTCACGTCTTCGGACAACCAAAGCCAGTGGACTACCCTTATATATGAGGGCTACCAGCAACCCCGGAGGTCCGGGCCATCAATGGGTAAAGAAAACTTTCATTGACCCTAATACTCCTAATGAAACTTTTTGGGCTACGGATACAGACAGTGGTGAAGTTATTTGCTGGCCTAAAGGTCATACTAAAGAAGGTCAGCCCTTATTTAGACGTAGGTTTATCCCTGCTACCTTATTCGATAATCCTTATCTAGCAGAAGATGGTATGTATGAAGCCAATCTCTTGTCGTTACCTGAGCATCAACGTAGGCAGTTACTAGAAGGTGATTGGGATATTAACGAAGGGGCAGCATTCCCAGAGTTTAATCGTAAACAACATGTAATAGAACCTTATGATATACCTAATAGCTGGGCTAAGTTTAGAGCTTGTGACTATGGGTACGGTTCTCATACAGGAGTTGTTTGGATTGCGGTAACTCCAGCAGAACAGTTAGTTGTATATAGAGAAATGTATGTATCTAAAGTTACTGCTACAGATTTAGCAGACATGATACTAGAAGCTGAAGATGGTGAGAAAATACGTTATGGTGTTTTGGATTCTAGTTTATGGCATAATCGTGGTGATACTGGGCCATCACTGGCTGAACAGATGATTATGAAGGGTTGCCGTTGGCGTCCTTCTGATAGATCTAGAGGCTCTCGTGTAGCAGGTAAAAATGAATTACATAGGCGATTACAAATTGACGAATTTACAGAAGAACCTAGATTGGTATTTTTTAACAATTGTACTAACACCATCTCTCAACTACCTGCCTTACCTTTGGATAAAAATAATCCAGAAGATGTAGATACAAATGCAGAAGATCACTTGTACGATGCTTTAAGATACGGTGTAATGACTAGACCACGCAGTAGTTTATTTGATTTTGATTCAAACAATCATCGTACAGGGTTTCAAGTTTCAGACGCAAAATTTGGATATTAAGGATAGAATATGGAAGAAGAATTTGAAGATATGATGATGGACATGGAGGAAACTTCATCCATTGAAGATGTAAAAGAAGAAGACTATTCCGATCCAGCAACAGGACAAATTGTTCAGTTTGTTAAAGAAAAATATTCTAAAGCAGAAACTGCACGAGAACTTGATGAACAACGTTGGATTCAAGCTTATCGTAACTATCGTGGTATTTATGGTCCTGATGTTCAGTTTACCTCTACAGAAAAATCACAAGTTTTTGTTAAGGTAACTAAAACTAAAGTACTAGCTGCATACGGTCAGATTGCAGAAGTATTATTTGGTGGTAATAAATTTCCTATTACTATTGATCCTACTGTTCTTCCTGATGGAGTTGAAGACACGGTAAGTTTTGAATCTAATGCTGATCAACGTAAGGCAAATGAAAGTTTACCAGAACTACTTCCCGGTGAAACATATCAAGACTTTAAAGAACGTCTTGCTGGTATGAAAGCAAACCTAGATCCAGTAATGGATTATCTAGAACCCGGACCTGCTAAAACTCCCACATCTCCACAGTTTCATCCTGCTGAAGTTGCAGCAAAGAAAATGGAAAAGAAAATACATGATCAACTAGAAGAGTCTCATGCTAAGAAACATCTTCGTGCTGCAGCTTTTGAGTCAGCATTATTTGGCACTGGTATTATGAAGGGTCCATTTGCTGTAGATAAAGAGTATGCTAATTGGGATGAAGAGGGTAATTACTCTCCTATGTTTAAAACTATTCCACAAACTAGCTCTGTATCTATATGGAATTTTTATCCAGACCCAGATGCTGCTACTATGGAAGAAGCAGAGTATATTGTAGAACGTCACAAGATGTCTCGTTCACAAGTACGTGCTTTAAAAAACCGTCCATACTTCCGTGAGAATGCAATCGACAATGCATTACGTCTTGGTGAGTCCTACAACAAAGAGTGGTGGGAACATGTAATGGAAGATAACTCAGAACAGGATCAAGCACAACGTTTTGAAGTTCTAGAGTTCTGGGGTTTTGTAGATACTGAGTTAATGGTTGAACAGGATATTGATATTCCTGAAGACTTAAAAGATGCAGAACAATTAAGTGTAAATGTTTGGATCTGTAACGGACAGGTACTACGTTTAGTAATGAATCCATTTACCCCTGCATATATTCCATACTTTGCAGCACCCTATGAGATGAACCCTTATAGCATCTTTGGTGTAGGTATTGCAGAAAACATGGATGATACTCAAACCCTTATGAATGGGTTTATGAGAATGGCAGTAGATAATGCTGCATTGTCAGGTAACTTACTTATTGAGATTGACGAAACTAATTTAGTACCGGGGCAGGACTTGTCTGTGTACCCCGGAAAAGTGTTCCGTAGACAAGGCGGTGCACCCGGACAAGCCATTTTTGGTACTAAGTTTCCTAACGTATCTAACGAAAACATGCAGATGTTTGACAAGGCAAGGGTATTATCTGATGAGTCAACTGGCTTCCCATCTTTCGCACATGGTCAGACAGGCGTTACTGGAGTGGGTCGCACTGCTTCTGGTATTTCTATGCTTATGTCTGCTGCCAACGGCTCTATCCGTAATGTAGTTAAAAATATTGATGACTATCTATTAGCACCATTAGGCAAAGCTTTCTTTAACTTTAACATGCAGTTTAATTTTGAGTCAGATATTAAAGGTGACTTAGAGGTAAAAGCTCGTGGCACTGAAAGTCTGATGGCTAATGAAGTACGTAGTCAACGTTTACTACAATTCTTACAGGTTGTACAGAATCCTGCATTAGCACCGTTTGCACGTATGGATTACATTGTACGTGAAATTGCTAAGTCTATGGATCTTGACCCTGATAAGGTTGGGAACAATATGACACAGGCTGCAGTGCAAGCTGAGATACTCAAGAAGTTCCAAGAGGCTAACCCACCACCAGCACCAGAACCACAACCGGGTGTACCACCACAAGGTGGCCCACAGGGAGCACCTGCGGGTGTTCAGGTTCAGGATACCCAAGGTAGTGGGGGTGGCACTATAGGAACTGGTACAGCCCCTCAGCCGGGAGAACAGGGCTTCTCAGGTAATACTGGTGGAGCACCTGTACAGTGAGCCAGTTAAAGCTAGTCGTAAATAACAAACCTCAGTGGGATGCAATGTTGGAAGAGATTTACTTTCGTATTGCATTTGCACATAAGCAAATGGAACAGTATGATGACCCTGCAGAAATATACAGGTTGCAGGGTGAGATACGTGCATTAAGATCTTTAACTAAACTTAGGGATAAAGTAAATAATGACTAGTCTTGATCAACAAATGAAAAAGGGTATGGGTTATGGTGAACTAATTGTAGATAATATAATTGGTTTAGATAACGAATATGAATCATTTGGTGAAAAACTAGGTAAAGCAATTAATGAGGATGAAATAGGATTCCTTAAAAATGCTGCTGTTGGTATTTATGAAGGGGCTAAAGAATTTGTAACCAGTCCAATAGAAACAACTAAAGAAGTTATTACAGATATTAAAGATAGTGTACAAAGACTTGGTAGTGAAGATCTAGATACAAGACTACAAAGTATGTACGGTATATCCTACAACCAAGCTACAGATCAACAAGTAAACTCTGCAAGAGAAGCTGTTATCGGTGATGCTATGACTGCATTGGAGTTAATTCCTGCAGCTAAAGCAGCAACAGTTACTGCAAAAGCAGCAAACTCTGCTATACCTAGTGGAGTTAAAGCTGACATAGTAGGTCAAACCAAAGCAGTCTTTGGTGGTGACATGGAGTTTTTAAAAGGTACACCAACAGAACGTTCTGGCACTGTAGGTGTTGGTGCTCAAAGAGCAGACAAGCCTACACTACAGTTTGAAACTTCTTCTGGTTCTACATATGATCAATTTAAAAATGCTACTACAATAAGAAATCGTGCAGAACGAGATGATAATGAAGTATCTGGTGTTCAACCTCGTAGTGGTAAAACAGTATTTATGAATAAAGAAAGTATAGATACTATTGGGCCACTATTTCAAAATACAGAAATACCAGTTCAGTTTATTCCTCTTGAAGGTAACAAAGCTAAATTAATTTACACAGAAGATTATGGACCTAAAAAAGCTGGTGAAGATGCTTCAAATGTAGTACAGTTTACGACTAGTCCACGTATGGGTTTACATCCTGTAGAAATCATGGATAGTAAAAATACTGATAGACGTAATATACATTTTGGAAATGAAATTGTAAAAATTAGATCTGCATCTAAAAAAGATAGAGAAACTAAAAAAGAACCTAAAGTACCTTTTGCTCCA